AACGACGGTCGAGATACCGGCCCGTCAGGCGTCGTTGATGACCATCATCGAGTATTCGTTCCGTATCGCCGAAGAGAGCACGAACATCCCGCTCATCACGCAGGGCCAGAGCGGCAAGTCGACGCCCGATACGTTCGGTGCAACAGCCCTGCAGAACAACAACGCCAACCAGCTACTGCGCAGCATCGCGACGACCTGCGACGATACGATCACCGAGCCGCTGGTCAATGATCTGTACGAGTGGCTGCTGCTCGATCCTGATGTGCCGCCCGAGGAGAAGGGCGACTTCCAGATCAACGCGCATGGATCGGTGGTACTGGTCGAGCGGGCGCTGCAGGATCAGGTCATCCAGCAACTGGTCGAGCCGAGCCTCAATCCCGCCTTCGAGTTGAGTCCTGCTCGGGTGATGGAGGAGTACCTCAAGTCCAAGCGCATCGATTACCGCAGCCTGAAGCTGACGGATCAAGAAAAGCAGGAGATGGCGAAGCGTCAGCCGCCGCCAGCACCGGCCGTGCAGGCTGCACAGATCAGGGCGCAGGCGCAGTTGAAGGCCGCGCAGATGAAAGAGCAGACCGAGCAAGTCCGCATCCAGAAGGATACCGACCGCGACACGATCTACGTGCAGGCCGAGACGCAGCGGACGCAAGTCGAGGCGCAAGGACGGCAGGCCGACCTGATGGTCCGTCGCGAGCTTGCGCTAATCGAGTATGCAAACCGCAAGCAGATATCGCTTGACGAGATCAAGGCGCGGCTGGCTGATACGGTTTTACGCTTGAGGACGCAGAAAGAGCTTGCGCTGACAGCCGGCAAGATGGGTAGTAAGCAGACGATACGACCGGCAGCCGAGCCGCCGCAGCGTGCCCCTAACGGACAGGCATTCGTACAATGAGGCCCACACCGTGATCGACGAACTCATCTCCCGGACCTTTGCCATGCGTGACGCTGCGCATCGCGAGCATTTCCGCACCGACAACTATGCAGCGCATGTGGCGCTCGGCGAGTTCTACACGGCGCTGCCGGGTCTGGTCGATGCGCTGGTCGAAGCGTACCAAGGCATGTTCGATATCGTTGGTGACTTTGACGTGAAGCTGCCCGAGGGTGACTTCGACATGCAGGAAAAAATGCAGGACGACATCGACTGGATGCAGGCAATGCGCAATGACGTGTGTCTTGAGGACGACTCGTTGCTGGCGTTGCTGGACGATATTGTCGCGCTCTATCAGACCACGACGTACAAGCTGAAGAGGTTCGCACAATGAAACTGAACGAGGCGCAGAAGACCAGTCCGCTGTGGCATGCGCTGCGTGCGCATTACGTTGCGAGGCTTACGCAGCTTCGCACAGACAACGACAACCCGGCGCTCGATGAGATCGCGACGGCCGCGCTGCGCGCCCGGATTGATGAGTGCAAGAAGTTTGTCGATATGGATTCTACCGAGCCGGAAATAACCGTCTCGGGGATGTAGGTGCCGCCGCTCACATGAGCCACGGCTGGAATGACGACCCACGGAAACGCCGGTCGTTGATAACGAGGAGCAAATGATGGACCCTGAAATTCAAGTAGCAGAAGAAACCGCTGAAGATATCGCCGCCTTCGATGGTGGATTTGACACCGAGCCTTCCCTTACCGGTCAGCCTGTTGTCACGCCCGCTGATGATGCACCGAAGATGGCGCAAATTCCCGAGGATGAATACCGCAAGTTGCTCGACGGTGTTGCCAAGATCGAAGAGATCGAAGGCGCGCTGGAAAAGCAGTTTGGTACCGCCTTTGGCAAGATCGGTGGAATCGAGCGCGTGCTTGATCAGTTGAAATCGTCCGCTCCTGCAGGTGGGAAGATCGAGCTATCAGAGGAAGTCGTCGCCGATCTGGCGGCAGAGTTTCCCGAGATGGCAGCGTTGCAGTACAAGACCTTGCAGAAACTGGTCGATGTGCTCAACACTTCCCGCCCCCCGGCACTGGAAGCTGGTGCCGCCCAACCTTCGGTTCCTGTTGTCGATGAGGCTGCTATTGAAAAGCGGATTCGTCGCGCGATTACCGAAGAGACGCTTGATCAATTTGACGAGAAGTGGCGTGAAACGATCGGATTGCCTGATGCGAAGAATGTCATCCCTGACACTCCGTTCCGGCAGTGGCTGAAGAAGCAACCGAAAGAATATGCCGATCGAGTCGGATCAACGTATAGCGCCGCAGTTCTCACGGACGCGCTGACCAAGTTCAAGTCGGCGCAAACCAAGGCGCAAGGGCGAAGGGATGTTCTCGACGCCGCAGTAGATGTACCCGGCAGCGGCGGGCAAGCGCCCGCTGCAATCAACGACGACGGTGATGACTCGTTTAACGAGGGATTCAAGTCGGCGTAATCAATCGTCATTTCTAGGAGCAATACATCATGGGTATGCAAACCTTTGCACTGACCCCCGGACGAATCAACAAGTTCAAGGGGCAAATTCTGAAACACGCTGTACCGGTGGAAGTCCTCGCCAAAGGCGGCCGTCAAGTCAAGTTTCCGAAGAACAACTCGGACACCTACACCGCTCGCCGTTGGGTTCCCTACGGTGCTACCACGACCAACCCGAACCAGTTCTTCGCCAATGCCAACACGGACCGCGCGGCCGACATGGTCAATGCGCATCTGACGCAGGAAGGCGTAACCGTTCTGCCCGAGTCCATCACTCCGATGGATACCTCGGTCGTCATGCAGCAGTATTCCTGCCTGTACGGTTTCTCCGACAAGACCTACGACCTGTATGAAGATGACATCCCGCAGGCAATGCAGGAACAGATCGGCGAGCGCGTTGCGCTGGTCAACGAGATGATCATCTACGGCATCGTCAAGGCCAGCACCAACCAGTGGTACGGTGGTGGCACGACGGCGGTCAGCCGCAGCACTGTCAGCGGAAAGCTCACGCTGCCGTTGATCCGCAAGATCGTCAAGTCGCTTCAGGCGAACCACGGCAAGAGCGTCACGCGCGTCCTGTCGGCATCCAACCAGTACGGCACCGATGCTGTTTCTTCCGGCTTCATCGTGTATTGCCACACCGATCTGGAACCGGACATTCGCGACCTGCCGGGCTTCACGCCGGTCGAGAAGTACGCCAGCGGCACGCCGATGCCGAACGAAGTGGGCAAGTGCGAACGCTTCCGCTTTGTCACCTCGCCCGATCTGCCGGCGTATCAGAACGCTGGCGCGGCTATCGGCACGACAGGCTGCTACTCGACGACAGGTACCCTCATCGACGTGTATCCGCTGATCATCTCGGCCGAAGATGCGTGGTCGCAGGTTGCCGTGCGTGGCAAGGAGTCTCTCGATCCGACCTTCCTGCCTCCGGGCCAGAAGTCGAAGAGTGACCCCTTCGGTCAGCGCGGCTATGCCGGCACGATCTGGTGGAAAGCTGCGATGGTGGAAAACTCCGGTTGGCTGGCTGTCGCCAACGTCGGCGTGTCCGCTCTCTAATCCGTAGGGGCTGGCTCGCATAGCAGCCCCGTTCAAGGAGAAAACACCATGCTTAATTCCATTGCACAGTACATCGCCAACATGGCGGCCAGCAAAGATCGCGAGGCGCTTCGTCCCGTGCTCAATGCGCTGGCCGACCGTTTGGCGAGTCAGGCATTCAATGCTGGCACGCTGGCGATCGCAACGACCACGCAACACGTCAAGACCACCGGTACCGTGAAAGCGGTCGCTGGCGGTCGGCATGTGGCGCTCAGCGCGGCCGATCCGATCTACTCTCTCGTCGCTGCAAACAGTGTCGCTATCAACAAGTTCAACGTGCTGTGCCTGTATGTCGATTCGGCCGGCGTGGTGAGCGGAAAGATGGGCACTGAAGCAGGCTCGCTTGCTGCCGTCACGTATCCGACTCCACCTGAAGGTAAGGCGATGTTCGGTATCGTTACGATCTCGGCAGGCGCAAACGTCTTTACTGGCGGCACAACCGCTTTGACTGGCGGCACCGTAACCGTTACATATACCGATGTCATCGGTGCATGTGACCCGAGCATTATTCTTTAAGGAGCACACGAAATGAACTATCTTGAGACTATCCCGCTGACCGCGATGCTGACCAAGGCAGGTCTTGCAGCCGGTACCACCACCACCACTACCACGACCGGTTCACTGGTCATGTACTACGGCATCAAGGGCAAGATGTACACCTTCACGGGTGCGGCCAACGGCGCAACGCCGACGACCGATGCCCTGACCGGTGCTGCGTTCCTGCCGATCGCGCTGAACAAAGCCAGTGTCTTCGTCTGGTGTCTGGATACGGCCGGTGCCCTCAAGGTCGTGCAAGGCCAGATCGTGGATTACTCGGATGCCGGCGTGTTCGACAAAGCGCCGCAGTTCCCTGCGATCCCCGATACGCTGTGCCCCATCGGCTATGAACTGGTCAAGGTAATCTCGACCGGTTCGGCATGGACGATGGGTGTCAGCAATCAGGCTGCGCAGACCGGCATCACCAAGGTCTTCCAAGACTGCTTCACCTTGCCTGACCGTCCGCAGACTGCCTAACCGACA